ACTGAACAAGAAAATATTGTTCATGCGCCAAACAAAGAAAGTATTCAATGAAATTCAAAATTAAAGGCAAAAGAGCCAGTAGAAACGATCAGCTGTCGACATTTATAAACAATACTGTAGGACATAATAGTACTGTATTAGATGTAGGATGTGGGCCCAAGGCATATTCTACTCCGTTGCTGACACAAGATTGCAAGGTGCTAACAATTGATGCGTGGGATTGGGTCGAGCCAGACATCGTAGCTAACGTAGAAACTACTCCTATACAGGATGTCACACCTGACCGCTGGGATTATATTTTAATGATTGATTTTATTGAACACTTGGACAAAACAGCCGGAGTAAAATTACTCAATGACTGTAAACAAATTGTCAATAAGAAAATAATTGTCCTTACTCCGCTACCTGAGATCTGGACCGACAACACAGAAAACGTAGCACGCAAAGACCTTTGGTGCCACGGGAATGAGTTTGATGTACACAAGAGTTCCTGGACTGCTGACGATTTTCCAGGGTGGCAGCAAGTTCAATTGCCTGGACTTGAAAAATATTACGTAGGCTATTATGAAGCGTAAGATTTTAACTATATTAGGCACAAGACCCGAAATAATTCGCCTGAGCAGGATTATACCTAAGTTAGACAAAGTTTGCGATCATAGAGTTTTACATACTGGACAAAATTACGATAAAAATCTCAACGATATATTTTTCGATCAGCTAAGGCTACGCTCAGTGGATCGTGTGTTAGAAAGTCGCGGGTCAATTGGACAACAATTAGCGGCTACTGTAGTTGGAGTCGAACAGTACATAAATGAATTCAACCCCGATGCAGTATTAGTGCTTGGTGACACTAACTCTGGGTTAAGTGCTATCATATGCGAACGTATGGGCATTCCTGTTTATCATATGGAGGCAGGTAATCGTTGTTACGATATGTTAGTGCCAGAAGAAAAGAATCGACGCTTGATAGATAGTATCAGCACTATTAACTTGCCTTATACAGAACTAAGCCGACAAAACTTACTACGCGAAGGCGCACAGAACAATCGTGTGTTTGTAACAGGTAACCCAATTAAAGAAGTACTAAACTATTATCAGAATGACATTGCTGGTAGTAATATACTAGAACAGTTAGGCTTAACTGACGGGCAGTATATTGTTGCCACACTGCACCGCGCCGAAAACGTAGATAATCCACATCGGCTGAATCAGATTATTAACGCATTTGAAATAATCAGCAAGGATTACCCAATTGTGTTTAGTTGCCATCCAAAAACAAAACAACGACTAGCAAACAAACAATTGAGCAGTCGTATTGTTGTAACTGAGCCCATGGGGTTCTTTGACTTTGTTAAATTAGAACAACACAGTTACATGGCTATCAGTGATTCTGGCACAGTGCAAGAAGAAATGTGCTTGTTTCATAAACCAACTATAACTATACGATCAACCACTGAGCGGCCCGAAACAGTATGGTGCGGCTCTAATATTGTAACTGGCTTGGATACCAACAACATCATTGCAGGCTTTAATTCTATGAAACTCAGCAATCGAGCATGGGATATTCCCGTCGAATATGCCCGAGCTAATGTTAGCGACACAATTATAAACATCTTGTTAGGAAATCATGTTTAACGGAAAAACCATATTCATATCAGGCGCAACTGGTAGTTGGGGGCAAACTCTAACTAGAATGTTGTTGTGTAATTATTCACCCAAAGAGATTATCTGTTTTAGCAGGGGAGAGTTACAACAGGTTCTTATGCAACGCAAGTTTCAAGATTCAAGATTAAAATTTGTAATCGGCGATGTTCGCGATTATGAAGCTGTGCGCTTTGCTATGCGCGGGGCAGATATTGTATTTCATTTAGCTGCATTAAAACATGTGCCAATCTGTGAAGACCATCCACAAGAAGCAATCAAAACAAATATCACTGGCACTACAAATATTGTAAATGCTGCAATCGAAAATGATGTAGATAAAGTCATCGATGTTAGTACAGACAAAGCAGTTGAACCACTAAACTTGTACGGCATGACCAAATCAGTTGGCGAAAAGTTAATTATACAAGGCAACGAGTTGAGCAAGCATACTAAATTTGTTTGTGTTCGCGGAGGCAATGTTATGGGCTCCAATGGTTCAGTTATTCCTTACTTTGTTGAACAGATCAAGTCCGGTGGCCCTGTTACTATTACAGACTTGAACATGACTCGTTTCTTTTTAACATTAGAGGAAGCAATAACTTTATTATTCAAAGCCGCAGAAGATTCTGTTGGCGGAGAAACATTTGTAATGAACATGCCAGCATGCTATATCCGAGATGTAGCAAGTGTATTAATGGATCACTATGGACAGGTAGATGTTAAAGAAATTGGTAGCAAGCCTGGTGAGAAACTAGACGAAATGCTGATCAGTAAGCACGAAGCACCGTTAAGTTATTACTATGATAAAAACTACTTTGTAATACTACCAGTTAAACACACATCTGAATTAGAAACAAAGTATTCAACTATGCCCAAATATGATCAGAGCGAGTTCTCATCCAAGACTTTTATTATGAATCGTGATGAAATTAAACAGATGCTGATCAAAGGAGGATTTATATGCGAGTAACAGTATTAGGAGCTGGCGGTATGGCTGGGCACGTTGTTGTAGAATATTTGAAACAACAAGGACACAGTGTAAGCGCAATCACAAGAGCAGAACTTGATGTTGAAAATATTGCACAGGTGAGCACTTTTTTTGATTCTCTAGACACTGACTTTGTAGTTAATTGTGTTGGCCTGTTAGTTAAACCCTGCATTGATAGGCCAGATCAAGCTGCTATAGTCAACAGTTGGTTGCCGCACTATATTGAACATAGATTAAAGGACACCCAGACACGGCTGGTACATCTCAGTACTGACTGTGTGTTCAACGGATCTCGTGGAAACTACATTGAAACTGATGTTCATACCGAAACAAATGCATACGGTCGTAGCAAAAGTTTTGGCGAAGTTAATAATGCTAAAGACATTACATTTAGAATGAGTATCATTGGTCCTGAAATCAAAAACGGAACAGGACTACTACACTGGGCCGTGAGCAACAATGATGCAACATTGCCAGGTTGGGAAAATGCTTGGTGGAACGGGATCACTACATTAGAGTTAGCACGTTGCATTAATCTGTATATCAATGATCCTAAGATCTCAGGAATTTATCATTTGGTAAACAACAACAATTGTATTAACAAATACGATTTATTGTGTAAGATCAATCATGTTTATCAACTGGGCAAAACAATTGTGGCCACACAAGGGCCTAAAAATATTAATAAGGTACTAGTAGATACTCGTCAGGAATTTGATTTTGCAATTCCTGACTATGATCAACAACTGCAACAACTACGAAAGTTTAATGTAGTTTCTCATATGAGCCCAACAACGACCTGATCGCAAGTCGTCAAAGCTCCAATGACACTGAGCTAGCTTTCTGATCCATTGCTCTCGGTCCGGCAAGTTGGGATTCTCTAGTTTACTAAAGTCTGTGTTAGCAACGTCACCGCCTTGACTGTAACTAGGGTCATCTGTAATAAATGCAGGAATGCCTTCGATTGGTGCTACAGCACTAGGGGTTGAATTATGGCATACTAATGCCCAACAATTCACAAGATCCTGGGTAATATGTTTTTCTTGTGGGCTAATAGTGACTCGATACTTTTTAAGAATAGCATCATACTTAGGATAATTTTTCCAATCCCCAGGGTGCCATCTAATTACAATAGGTCTATCAGAGTAGCGGCGTATGTTAGCAAATGTAGTTTCTAACCAGGCCATCAGATTCTGGCCGCGCATACTCCATCCCATAGGACGTTGCAGAGTAATCAGAATATGATTGCCGTTTGCTCGCCAAGGTTTTAAATCCATGTTATAATTGCGGCGTATGTTGTCCCAGTTTTCGTTCCCAGGATTGTCGTTGCAGTAAATGCCTGTGGCTGGAAACACGCCATTAAAGCTGTAACGCAAATACCGATGTGGATTTAGTTTGTCTTTGTAGATAAACACATTACTGTCTATACTGAGCCAATATCGACTACGAGCAGCTTGGGTCTCCATAACCATCTTGCGCACCTTATAGTGCGGAAGATTTACTTTGCCTGGATTAGCATCAAACGCATTGCCAATAATTGCACCAACATCACATGCTTCATAAGTTTGCGATTGAGTTGTACCTGCGCTGTCACCGCACTTGGCAGCACCCTCGGCAAAGAATGTTAGCGCATTGATCTTCTCTTCGCCGTTGATATGCTTGGGCAAGCTACTCAAATAGCTTTTAATAATTAAAGGTTGGCCGTGTGTCATTCTCTTGTACCATACTCCAGGCTTGGCCTGTTAAAATTTCATTCAAACTAAACTGGCCGTATGCTACACTTGACAACCATTTGTAAATAACATCTTCGCTTGGTTTAGGAGGAGTTTCAATCTGTGAAAAATCTGAAGTGGTCACTGCACTAGCAGCCGTAGGTGCTGTACAAAATGCAGGAATACCATACTGTATCGCTTCTACCGCTGCAATACTGTTGTATGTTACCACAGCGTAGATGTCCTGATCAAGCGCATCATAAATTGTATCATTGGTGCGTTCTCCGCGGCTTGCTTTTTCACGAATCACAATCTCTCTATCACTGTGCTGTTTTAATGTGGCAATAGTTGATTTTACCCAATCTTCTTTTGTTGTACCGTAATACTCAAATGGTTTTTCGGTACTCATGATCAGCAATATTTTACTGCCTGGTTTTTTCCATCCTTGATAACGTAACTTGGGATTAAACGCACACAGGTCACGCCACCGATCATCGGGCACATCCATGATCCGACTCTGTTGCATGGAATTTTTTTCTATTCGGTGATATATTTTTCTACCTGTCATGTTGTTTTCACAACGATAGTTACCTAGGTATCCAGTTTCGATAAAGTAAAAATTACGATTGGTCTCTAATGCATGTTTAGCATAATCGCCCGATGAGATGCCACGTATTATGATATCATCTGTGATGGTTTTTCGAGCACGTTTATAATCGTAGCTATTGATAAATTTTGCATCAGGATATGATGCCATAACCATGGCTGGATAATCGTTAAACTTGATCAGTCTAAACAGTCGTTCTTCTTTGTCTCGTATTACTACGTCAAGATTCTTATCAAACCGTTTATCGTCTTTGCTATCGGTATTGCGGAATTGGTTTCTTAAATCTTCTAATTCGTAATAAAGTGCAACCGCATCTTGATTGATGTGTTTAAGAGCATCAACTATATTGTCATGCTGAAGTTTGTATTCCTCCATAGGCCAGCGTTCAACGACTGCTAGTGGTAGTGTCATATATTCCTTTGTATACAGTATTCAGTTAGAATACGTTCTCTGTGCCATTCATCACCTTGTGGTGTGTCAGCAAACTCCTGGAAGCAGGGTGTTCCCAGTGTGTAGTGTAGCAGTTTGGCATCTTTGTTAACACCATATTCGTCAGGCAACCAGTTCCACTCCGGCGGTAGTTCACCTATGCGATCATCGTCTAACCACGAGAAGCGGTGGAGCTCACTGCCTGTGGCACGTTGGACAAATTCGGGAGTAAGTCGCCTGTTAGGAAAGCTATTACAATTCCACAAAATAACACTAGACCAATTTTTTCGAGGATAGTCTTCATTCTTTGCTCCTAGATATTTTACAGGCATCCGAGTTTTGTAATCATGCTTGACTACCATGACATCATTATAAGGATTTTTTAACTCCCACAGTTCAGTAATATCACCGCGCACAATCATGTCACCATCAATGAAGATTGCCCAGCCTGTGTATTCTTGTAGGTGCGGCACTAAGAACCGAGTGTAGATAAAGTGATTACTGCCATCTGTGTGTGTTTCTTCATAGTCTCGAAACAAGTTCAATGCCACAGGAATGATAGCCACAGGCTTTGACGCATGTCTTATGATTGAGTTAGCACAGGTGTGAAATGCAATTGCTTCTCTTGGATCGTAGCCAACGTAAACTGGGATAGCTTTCATTTACGTTCGATATCCTCTTCCACGCAGTCTTCACCGTATTGAATTTCAATCAGCTTCAGTGGTTCGTCAGTTTCGTTGCACAGCTGGTGCCATTCATTGAGCTTGATCCATGTGCTTTGATGCTTTGCAGGACTGGCCATTATATCATATTCAGTACTGTGCGGATCTACTGTGTAAACAGTTGCTTCACCTTCTGCTACAAACCAGAACTCTGCACGTTTGTCATGACGTTGCATACTCAAACATGTTTTGGGATTTACAGTGAGTTCTTTTAGTTTAACATGGCCGCCTACTTCGTGCAACACACGATAGTAACCCCATGCTCTAGTTGTTTTGGGTTTTTTCCAATCTTCAAGAATCCAGCTAGAGCTGTTCTTCTTGTCTTCGCCACCTACGCCAAACGCAAACGTTAAGCTAGGATCGTCAATATCCATTTCAGGAATATTTTCTTTAGTTCTGTCTCCGCCGTTGGCAAAGATCAGTTCATCAGTTGGATAACGAACTCGTGTTAAACGGATAGCATCTTTGCTAGAGCCGTCATCGTCGTTGTAGACAATAACTTCGTCAACCATGCCCAACGCACTAACCAATGCAAAACGTTCGCTTATAGGCATGAATGGCTTACCTTTTTTACGAGTAAGCCATTCATCCGAGTTAAGTCCGATTACAAGTTTGTCGCCGAGATTCTTAGCTGCCTGGAAGTATGCTAAATGTCCAGAGTGTATGGGGTCAAAGCCGCCAGTAACAATTACAATTTTCATACTGGTATTTACTATGCAGTTTTGTTAGACTTGAATATCTTCCATGCCAGCAGTTCGCAAACGAACAATGTGTCCCATTTGCCATTGCTTGGTTTCTAAGCCCTTCATGATACCCAACCACTTGTTACGTAATAGTGCAACTTCGTTGATGATTGTTTCGTAGTCAATAACTTCGTCTTCACCGTCAACATATTTCTCAACATCTCTACTGCTAAGAGCACGAGCGTAGTTTTCTAGATACTTTTGAAAATGCTTTCTTCGTATCTTACGTAGTTGAATATTGAGAAAGTTCAGGACTGCTTCAATTTCTTGAAGTTGGTTGAATCGATGCTCAGTAATACCAGGAAGTTCCTTGATGTTTATTTCTACATAACCACCAATTTTACATTCCTTCTTGGCATTACCAAGCTCGCGTTCATAGTCCGAGATAAAATCAGGTATCAGTCCAAGATCGGCCGTTACTCTGTTATACCACATTTAGTTTTCCCAACGTTCGTCTTCGTCAATATCGTCTTCTTCTTCTTCGGGCTCGTCTTCCTCTTCCTCAACGTAGTCTTTGTCGTTGTCAAGATAGGTAGTTAATGCTGTCTTGATATCACGGTCACCTGTAAAGGCCACACGGATATCATCAACATCACTATCATTGTCCATTAAGATTTGTACCACTGTTTCTGCTGCCTCAGCACGATCTACTGTGTTTACAAAACGCTTGAGTTCACCCCAAATTTCTGCTGCAATTACTTCACTCATTCTGCATCCTCCTCGACTGTAATTACCTCTTCCTTCTGATTACCAAAGTCTTTCATTACAATATCAAGGCATCCGTCATCGTTGCGTTCCCAACCCTTGCGGAACTTCTTGATGATTTCACCTTCGGAGCTAGTGAATACCAAACTGTTGCCTTCACGCTTGAGCAAGCCCTTCTTTTCAATCAAGTCTGTCAAGCCCGAGTATGGGCTCATACCTGTTGTGTACGGGATTTTAACTTGCACGCCTTCGAACGGTTTTGCATAACGTGTTTTCATAACTTTACAACCGGCGCGAATACCGTTTACGTCAGAAACCTTGTTACCATCTTCGTCTTCTTTGAGCTTCATCTTCTTCATAGCTACAACAATACTGCTAGCATAGATGAAGCCTTGACCACCGGAGATTTTGTCATCTGGGTCAAACATATCTTGCGATGCGTATGTGTGGTTAGTACAAACTAATCCAACGCCGTATGCACCAAACATGTTCACACAGTTACGAACAAGAGCAGTAAGTGCTTTGGGCTTACGACCTAAGTCACCTTTCATGTCACCTGCTTCAAACTGGTTAACGTCTGTTGGCGTTAGCAACATACCCAACGAGTCAATAACAAATAACACCTTTGGACGTTCGCCATCCGGTAGTGCTTTGTAGTCACTCATGAATGTGGAGATTGTTTTAGCCACGTCATCAATCATAGCCATGCTCAACTTGAGCAGTTTGCTATCGCTGGTATCAACACCAAGTGCTTTGAGCCAGTCTTCGTCAAGAGCGTTTTCTGAGTCAATTAGCACAACAAAGATACCTTGCTCTTGTGCGTTCTTGATAATGTTACCAGAACAAATGTACGATTTGCCTGCGCCTGAGTCGCCAGCAAATACAGTAACCTTGCCCAGTGGAATGCCGCGATTCCAGTCACCTGAGATCAAATAATTTAAGGCAAAGTTGCCTGTGGAGATCCAGTCTGTTGGATCGTTGAAGCCAATTGAAAGGCCGTCAATACTTTTTGTAATTTCCTTGCGAAATTTGCTTACGTCAAATGGTTTTGCCATATATTACCTATGTAGAAAGAAAGAAACACAAGGGATTTCTCCCTTGTGTTAATTAGCAATGTTTATTGCTTTTGACGGCTACGAATCATAGCCAAGATGTCTTGGGCGTTTTGCCCAGTGGCTGCTGGTTTAACAACAGGTGCAGCGGCTGCTTCGGCTGCGTCTTCTTCCCACGGTGCTGCTTCTGCTACAGGAGCAGGTGCGGCTGCTGGACGAGCTACAGGAGCAGGTGCGGCTGCAGGTGTTTCTGCATCGTTACTTGCGCCGCCTGGTGCGTTAACACCTGCTGGACGGAAGTACTGACCCCAACGTTCTGTGTCGTATGGTTGGCCATCAAC